GCCTATTCACTATTCATGGAAAGATGGAGGTCAATCCGCCAGCGGTTTCTTGGCTCACGAGTTTCAAGAAATCTATGCAAACAGCGTTACAGGTTCAAAAGATGCTGTTGATGCTGACGGAAATCCAAAGTATCAAGCTATGCAAGCAAGCACTTCAGAAGTTATTGCTGACTTGGTAGCCGAAATCCAATCCCTCCGTAAACGCCTCGCAGCCCTTGAATCTAAATAAGGAAACATCATGACACCAATCTGGACAATCACCGCTATGGACGCATACCCTCAAGCGCAGGGTCAAGCTGACGTTGTATTCAATGTTCACTGGACATGCGCTGGCACACAAATAGAAGAGAACAAAACTTACTCTGCAAGCGTGTACAGCACATGCCAAGTTGAGTTCACAGGCGGTACATATACGCCATACGAATCGCTTACTCAAGACCAAGTTCTTGGCTGGATTTGGAACTCTGGTGTGGACAAAGACACTACAGAGGCTGCTGTTCAATCTCAGATTGACGGTCAGATTAACCCGACTGTGGTGACACCACCACTTCCTTGGGCTACGGCATAATCGCACGGGGTCTAACCGCTGCCCCATCACAGCGGACAAAGGAGAGAAAACATGACTGAACAAGAAGTACTGAGCACGCAGATTGAGTTGAAGTTGCCTTTGGGCGCTGTCAATATGATTCTGGCTGCTCTGGCAAAAGCCCCTTACGAACAAGTCGCCGACTTGGTACAGGCAATCAAAGAGCAAGCGATCCCGCAAGTTCCTACCCCTGCTACTAAGCCCGAGACTGTGGAACCCGCCGCAGCGGTTGTAGAGGGTTAAGCCATTGATCCAATCAGTCTTCTCATGCTGGCTCAAGGCGCAGTTGCGGCTATCCGCACTGGCTGTCAAATGCTGTCAGAAGGAAAGGCTGATCTTGATAAGTTTAAAAAGACAGTTGAGGATGGCGTTGGCGACGCTAAGGAAATATTTAAAGAAGTCACTGGACTCTGGGGATGGATACGAGGACTCTTCGGCAGAACGGATTCGCCAGTCGTTGAGCCTGTACTACCAGCCAAGGAAACCAAAAAACAAAAAGTCAGACAACCAGAGCTGACGTACGAAGAGTTTCAAGCACAGGCGGTGCATGAAATTTGCGAGAACATGAAAGTGTATTTCGAGGCCATCAGAGCAATGCAATTGCATTGCCGTGAGTTGGAACATGAGTCGGCCACAACGGACAAAGTGGCGTCCAGTGCGATTGACAGGATTGAGATTGAATGGCAGTTAAAGCAACTGTCAACGCAAGTCAGAGAAGCAATGGTGTACACACCGGAGCACTTGGGATTACAAGACTTGTACGCTCGGTTCAACCGAACGTATGAACAGATTTTGGAAGAGCAGGAGTTTGCCCGTGCGGTAAAAATCAAGAAAGAACGGGATACAGCATGGCAACGAGAGTACCGCAACGAAGTGTTCAAAGCCAAGCTGGTGTACGCAGTGGCGGTGGTGATCGGTCTGCTGGAGATAATGGGGTTGTATTTCACTCTATGAGCGAATTCACACGTTGGGTTGTCATCGTCAGCCTCATCATCATTGGTTTAATGGGGCTGTCGTTTTTGGCGGTGTATCAAGCAAAGCAGCTAAAAAAAACAGAGGCTATCCTGATGCGTGCGGAAGAGCGAGACAAGAAACTGCAAAGACTTTTGAAAGAAAAGGACAAGGACGATGAATGATTTATTCAACCTGCTCAAAGGTATTGCGCCCACTCTCGCAACTGCTGTTGCTGGCCCTCTTGGGGGTGCTGCTGTCAGTGCCCTTGCTTCTAAGTTTGGTGTCGGAGAAAGTGTGGAGGAAGTGGCTAAAGCCATTGCAGGCGACCCAGCAGCCGCTCAGAAGTTAGCAGAGCTAGAGTTAGAGTACGCCAAGCTCGATGCTGCTGACCGTGATTCGGCCCGCAAAGCGGAAGTCACAATGGCCACAAGCGAAAACACGCCCATCTTGAACAAGTCGGTTACACCTGTTCTTGCTCTTTTGATTGTGATGGCATGGGGTTTTATTCAGTATCACTTGCTGACGCATGTTGTGCCAACTGAAATGCGCGAGATCATCATCCGTGTATTAGGAACGCTTGATGGCGCTTTGGTGATGGTGTTGTCTTACTACTTTGGCGCAAGCCACAAACACTGAGGTTTGTATGCAATCTAACTTTGACGACTCTTTTGCCCGACTCATTCAATCAGAAGGTGGCTATGTTTTTGACAAAAATGACGCAGGCGGTGAAACGAATCTTGGGGTTACTAAAGCTGCTTGGGGCTCTTATCTTGGCCGCGCTATTCAGGATGGCGAGATGAAGGCATTGACGGTTGACGTGGTCAAGCCGTTTTACAAAAAAATGTATTGGGACAAGATGCACTGCGACGTTTTGCCCAAGGGTCTTGACTATGCGGCGTTTGACTTTGCGGTGAACGCAGGCGTTGGGCAATCGTCAAAATTTATCCAACGCACTGTTGGCGCAAAGGATGACGGATCTATTGGCCCTGCGACTTTGGCGCTGGTGGCTCAAGCTAATCCCCGCATGTTGTTGCTTGGCTTTACAAACCAGAAAGTGGCGTTTTATCGTGGCTTGGTTGAGAAGAACGCAACTCAAGAGAAATTCCTCAAAGGCTGGCTGGCTCGAGCAAATGATGTTGAAACTAAAGCGATGACAATGCTGGCTTGATGTTGTAGCCTTTTGATGGGAAAATGCCGCCATGCCACTACAAAAAATTCTTTTCAAGCCGGGGGTCAACCGGGAGAACACGCGCTACACCACCGAGGGCGGCTGGTATGACTGCGACAAAATCCGGTTTCGCCAAGGAACCCCTGAAAAGATTGGTGGCTGGGCGCGTATCTCTGCGGCTACGTTCCTTGGGGTGTGCCGGTCTCTTTGGAACTGGGTCACCTTGGGTAGTCAAAACCTGCTCGGCGTTGGCACAAACCTGAAGTTCTATATTGAAAACGGCGGCGCTTACAACGACATCACACCGCTACGGGCATCCCCTACGCTTGGCAACAACCCATTTAGCACACAAATAAACTCCACCACAGTTACTGTGACTGATGCTGCTGGGGGATACGCGAACGGTGCTTTTGTAACCTTCAGTGGTGCTACGGCTGTGGGCGGTCTGACCCTTAACGGCGAATACCAGCTATCAACAATTGGCACATCGGCTACAACGTACACAATTACGGCAGCTAGCCAAGCAACTTCAACGGCTGTAGGCGGCGGCGCATCTGTGGTTGCTGCATACCAAATCAATCCCGGCCCTGCATATGCGGTGCCTTTGTCCGGTTGGGGTGCGGGAGCTTGGGGTTCCGGTGGGTGGGGTGTGGGCACAACCTCTACTGATGCCTTGCGTATTTGGACACAAAACAATTTTGGCCAGAACTTAATCTTTGGCCCCCGCGGCGGGGCGCTGTATTACTGGGATGCAACCACCAGCCTGACCACTCGCGGTACGTTATTGTCAACCCTTTCGGGGGCTTCAGACGTTCCGTTGTATCAGAACTGGACGCTTATTTCGGATGCCAGCCGCTTTGTGCTTGTGTTTGGAACTAATGATTTGGGCAGCGCAATACTCGACCCAATGTTGATTCGTTGGTCAGACCAAGAAGATGCGGCGCAATGGACGCCTAGCATTACAAACCAAGCGGGTAGCGTGCGCTTATCTCACGGTTCAAGAATCGTAACAGCCATGCAGTCACGCCAAGAGATTGTTGTATGGACTGACGCTTCTGTGTACTCGCTGCAGTACCTTGGCCCTCCTTATGTGTGGAGTTCGCAGCTCTTATCTGACAACATTTCAATCGTTGGCCCCAATGCCAGCGCAATTGCTTCCGGTGTTATTTACTGGATGGGCGTGGACAAGTTCTATAAATACGACGGCCGGACGCAGACACTGCGTTGTGACTTGCGCGAATACATTTTTAGCGACATCAACCAAGCCCAGTATGAACAGGTGTTTGCCAGCACCAACGAAGGTTTTAACGAAGTTTGGTTCTTCTACTGCTCTGCCAACTCAAACGCCATTGATAAGTACGTGGTTTACAACTATGACGAAGACGTTTGGTATTACGGGTATATGGCTCGCACAGCATGGCTTGACTCGGGCTTGCGCAACTACCCGCTTGCCGCTACCTACAACTACAACATTGTTAATCAAGAACAGGGTGTTGATGACAACACAACAGCCACCACGCTTCCGATCGAAGCGTATATTACGTCGTCTGAATTTGACATCGGGGACGGGCACAACTTCGGGTTTGTCTGGCGCATACTGCCTGACTTGACATTCCGTGGGTCTACTGCCGCTAACCCACAAGCTACGATGTATTTGATGCCTTTGCAAAACTCAGGCTCTGGGTACAACAACCCACCATCGGTTGCGGGAAGTGATAACGGAGTGGTTACACGTACGGCGGTCATTCCTGTCGAACAGTTTACGGGGCAGATCAACACGCGAGTGCGCGGACGCCAGATGGCTTTTAAGATTGACTCCAGCGACTTGGGCGTGACGTGGCAGCTTGGCGCTCCGCGCATGGACATCAGACCTGACGGAAGACGAGGTGGATAATGGCACAAGCAAACGTCGTAGCCCCTCGGCTACCCAACCCTCCGCACGAGTACTCAGCGCAGTTTATGGAGCAGCTCCTGCGGGTGCTGCGCTTGTATTTCAACCAGCTTGACAATGCCAGCCCAATTTCTGCCGCAACACAGCGCAATGGAACTAAAATAACGGCAGGGCTGAGTTTCTCTCAGCCAAGTCCAACGACTCCCGGCACGTTTGTTGTCAGCTTACCAACACAAGCGGATTACGCCAACCTTCGTGCGGGGGATGTTTACTATGACACCAGCGCAGGAAACGTATTGAAAGTAAAGGTCTAAGATGAGCTTACAACAACTTGCCCAACACGCTGCTAGCGCTGGTCGTTACGGGGATTCGACGCTTGTGCATATGTCTCCGCAAGAAGTGGCGGGGCTACAGACTTTAGCTGTCAAACACGGCAAGTCAATGACCATCAACCCCCACACAGGGTTGCCCGAAGCGTTTAGTTTAAAAAGTTTGGTTCCTGTACTTGCAGGCGCTGCGCTTGGGCCAGCTGGCTTTGGTATTTTTGAAACCGCGCTTGGTGCAGCATCTGCTGTTGGTGGTCTGTCTGCGTTGTCGTCGGGCAGTTTGTCTAAGGGTTTGATGGATGGCCTGAGCGCATACGGTGGCTCTAACTTGGCAAGCGGTTTTGCCGGTGTGGGCGCTAATGCTGCTGCAAATGCAGAGTTGGCAAATCTTGAGCCAAACGCTTCTACCGAAGCGGCTATGTCAGCAAGTAAAAACGCAATTGCTGAAGCTACCAAAAATCCTTTTAGCACTATTGGTTCTGGCATTAGTCAATCAGTATCAGACCCCTCCAAGCTAGTCAACGCTATGGGCGGTTTGGGCAATGCTGCTGGAGCTGGCTTTGCTGTTGCGGCCCCTCTGCTGGCAGACCAAGCGACGCCTACCGTGACTAAGATGCCAAGTAACGGGTACATCCGTAACTTTGACTATGACCCAATGACCCAACGCGCTCGCGCACTTGACCCTGTTAAGGTGTCATCTTTGGGATACGCAGACGGCGGCACGATTGGATCGCCTACAACTGTTACGCAAATGCCGGGCAATACCATGACCGGAGCTTCACGCGCAGCGTTTGACTATTTAACGGGCGCAAGCAATTCAACCAACCCCCAACCCATCGACCTTGGCGGGCAGACTGTTGTCGCTCCTGTGGCAACTAATACCAACACGGACTTAAATACCGGGCGCTACGTGTGGGACGCAGCCTCAAAATCGTACAAGTGGGTGGAAAAAGCTACCCCCACTACCCCCACCACCCTACCTCCAGTAACCGTGGATACAACCCCCTTTAATATTGATGTTGGTGGGGGCGACAGTGTTTCCACAGGTCCATCTACTTCTACTACATCTGACAGCGGCCCATCTACTTCTACTACATCTGACAGCGGCCCATCTACTTCTACTACATCTGATAGTGGTCCATCTACTTCTACTACATCTGATAGTGGTCCATCTACTTCTACTACATCTGATAGTGGTCCGTCTACTTCTGACAGCGGCCCTTCTTCGGATGGCTCGGCTGCTGCTTCTGATGGTGGGGCTGCTGCTGGCGACGGTGGTGCAGCTTCGGATGCTCGTGGGGGTTTTTATAACCATGGCAAGTTTGACCAGCGCCCACAAGGGATCGAACGCTTGGCTCACGGCGGTATGGCTATGTACGCACAGGGCGGTTTAGGCCAACTCGGTGGGTACTCGGATGGTGGCCAGCTTCTTAAAGGCCCCGGAGACGGTGTGTCTGATTCAATCCCTGCGACCATTGGGCACAAGCAACCTGCACGCTTGGCTGATGGAGAGTTTGTGGTTCCAGCCCGTATCGTGTCAGAATTGGGCAATGGTTCTACTGAAGCTGGTGCACGTAAGCTGTATCAAATGATGGACCGCATCCAAGCAGCGCGAAGCAAGACGGTGGGCAAAGGCCGTGTGGCCAAAAACTCCCGCGCCGATAAATATTTACCCGGATAAGGACACAAAATGGCAGATCAAGTCATACAGAATCAGGTAGGTTTTGCACCTGAAATTGCGCCATTTGCGCAAAACTTACTGGGCATGGCTCAGGGCCAAGCGTTTACGTACGCAAAAAACCCCGACGGTTCGCTGGCGCTTGGTAAAGACGGGCTTCCGGTCATCTCGGGTTTCCAGCAACAACCTACGTATCAACAATGGGCAAAACAACAAGGGCTTCCAAGTGCGGAGCGCATTGCCCAGTTCACCCCGTTACAAAACCAAGCGTTTACCGCTGCAGGTAACCTCGGGTACAACCAGTACTCCACAGCTGCGGCAACAGGGCTGGCAGATTTAGCAAACAGAGCCTCTCAGACAAGTTACAACCCAACGGTTTACCAAAACGCTTATACCGGCCCAGATAAATACAACGCCCAGCGTTTTGCTATGCAGTCGGTCAATGCTCCGACTTTACAAAACTACCAAATGCAAGGCCCGGCCAACGTGCAGGGTCAGCAAGCTACTGCTGCCCAATTGGGTGCAGCCCCGACAGCCACGGCGCAAAATGCAACTGCGCAAAACATGCAAGCGGCGCAATTCCAAGGCCCTGCGGCACTCCAAGCCGAACGTGTTGCGGCTGAACGCGTTAATGCACCCCAGCTGCAAGCGCTCAGTATGCAGGCGGCTAAAGATGTGGGCACTCAAAGCCTGACCCAGCCCGGTACTGTTGACCAATACATGTCGCCCTACATGCAAAGCGTGGTGGGTATCCAGCAACGGGAAGCGCAACGTGCCGCTGACATTGCCAAGACCCAATCTAATGCGCAAGCCGTTAAATCCGGCGCGTTTGGCGGTAGCCGTCAAGCCATTATGGACGCGGAAGCTGCTCGCAACTTAGCATTGCAACAAGGCGACATCCAAGCTAAGGGTTCTCAAGACGCCTACACGCAGGCGCAAGCGCAATTCAATGCGGAGCAACAAGCCAAACTTCAAGCGAACCTAGCCAACCAAAACGTACAGCAACAAGCCAACGTACAGAACTTAAGCGCGGGTCTTCAGACCCAAGGGCTTGGCGCTCAGACCGGGCTGCAAGCGCAGCAGTTAAACCAGCAAACAGGTCTTCAGGCTTTGTTGGCTAATCAGCAAACGGGTTTGCAAGCGGGGCAGTCAAACCAGAACATGCAATACAACACGGCACTGCAAAACGCCCAAATGCAGCAGCAAGCCAACCAGTCAAATCAGCAAGCGCAAAACCAGTTTGGGTTGTCAAATCAACAGGCGCAGAACCAATTTGCGCTGGCCAACCAACAGATGCAAGGTCAATACGGCATTCAGCAAGGTCAGTTCAACCAAGCCGCGGCGATGCAAAACCCACAGCTGGCACAACAAGCTATGCTGGCTAACCAAAGCATGGGGTACAACGTCGGTAATGCAAACTTGCAAGCTCAACTGGCTACCCAGCAGCTTGGCTCCGGTCAAAACATGCAAGGGCAGTTGGCTAACCAGCAGCAATACATGGCGATGCAGCAGGCGCAAGAGCAGGCTAACCAGTTTGGTTACGGCCAGCAGATGAACAACGCGCAAAACCAAGCGCAGTACGGGCAAGCCGCCAACCAATTGAACGCTCAGCAGTCACAGTTTGGGGCGGGCTTGGGGCTGCAAGGTCTGCAAGCGGGCATGACAGGGTATCAAAACCTTGGCAACCAAGGCCAGTCGTTGTACGGCCAGAACATGGGCAACATCAACTTGCAAAACCAGTTCGGTACGCAGCAACAGCAAAACGTGCAGAACCAGTTGACCAACAACTACCAAGATTACTTGACGTACCAGAACAACCCGTACAAACAAATGGGCTTCTTGTCGGACTTGTATCGCGGCGCTCCACTGTCGCAGCAAGGCAGCACAATGTATACGTCAGGCCCTTCGGTTCTCAACCAAGTTGCTGGTTTGGGCATGGCCGGAGCCGGTGCGTATGGCGCGTACAACGCCGCCCAAGGCAAAAAAGAAGGTGGCTCGATCAAAGAAACTCCGCGCTCTGCTGGTTTGGCAGAATTGCTCGTTCACAATATGGCGTAAGAGGCACCTATGTCACTAGCACAATCCATGAATCTTGACGCGGTAATGGCGCGTCTGAGCAAGTACAACCCCCAGCAGTTGCAGCAGTTTGCTGCGGAGCACAAGGACGACCCCATCATGCTGGCCGCGGCCAGCTCCGTCAAAAACAATATGGACAAACTCCGGCAGGCGTACCAAGCAAAGGCGTCTGGTCAGCAGCCCCCACCTGTCAACGAGCAAGTGGTGCAGAGCATGGCTCCGCATCCTCAACAGATGCCACCACAAGGTATGCCCCCACAAGGCGGACCACAAGCATCGAGCCAGTTGCCTGAACAACAAGGCATCGCGCAACTCCCTACGCCCAATATGCAGCATATGGCTGGCGGTGGTATCGTGGCGTTTGCTGACGGTGGCTACATGGATGGCGGGTATTCTGACCAGCAGATGGAAGACGAAAACAACCCCGTGACGCGCATGGCTGAAGGTGGGGTTGCACGGTTTAATGGAGACACCGGCAGCGTGCCGATGTTTAACCAACTCCCCGCAGGGTCGTACGGGGCACCACAAGTTGGCGCGGTTGAAAACCAGCCCTTGTTACAGCAGAAAATGGACGCATTAGCTGCCAAAGTTAAAGCTGGCACAGCGTCCCCCCAAGAGAAAGCATGGGTGTCTATGTTTGGGGGCGCGGCTATGGAGCGGGTTGATTCGCGTCAGAAACAACAAATGTATAAAAACGCCCCTGACCAGTCGGGCGGCAAGACCGCTCGTTTGGCCGCACAGGCAATGCCGCCTTCTATTGATAAGATTTCTCCAGATAAAGTTGACGTCGGCAACCGCACAGCTCCTCCACAAGTCCGTCCACCAGCGCCAGCGCCAGCAGGCATTGCTGCGATCCCCACACAGGATTACCGTAAGCAGTTTGAAAGCCTCATGCCCAAAGAGACAGTCGACCGCTTCGCGCAGCAACAAGAGAACGCCAACGCTGCCCAAACCAATGTGCGGCAAGAGTACCTCAACCAGCTCCGCGAAGACCAAGCCGCCGCCGGTATTGCGGGTGAAGCCAAAGAGAAACGCATAAACCAGCGCGAAAGCGATTTGGAAAAA